GTTCTAAGTTTAGAAACATACTTCAATCTAGAGATAACTGCACCGAGACCACCAGCAGTTACGAGACCCATGAGAGACTTAACTGCTGCATAAGCTAATCCAATCATGGCCAATTCACTTGCTAAGTTATACTCAGCAGTTCCTCTTGGAATCTCGGGAATATTTACTTCTCCTCTTGCAACTTGTGCTGAAAAATTATTATTACCCCAAGATGGATATCCAGCAGCGTTCGGTCCACCCTGAACTGGAGGAACTCTTCTTAACGGAGGTGTTACTGTAAGAGGTTTTGTTGTGCCAACTACAGTACAATAATATCTACCAAATTGATCTGGTGTATTTGATGGTGGTCCAGGATAAAATGCCCGATAATTATCATATCCATTCAAGTACTTTGGAGTCTCACAGAACCAAACTGCCTGTTCTAAAGTAAGTTGTCCATAACTTGTAAATCCATTAACTTTATCCCAATTCTGCAATTGCCCAGTAATTCTACCAAGATTAACCATTCGTCTATCAGATTCACGAATATAACCAATTTGAGTAAAGTTTCCCCATGCATACCACATTGATGACATAGGTCCAAGAATATAACTTCTATCTGGACTATCTGCAGTAATTGGTGGTTCAATGGTCAGAATAGTTCCATCATCATCAAACAATCCTGTTGTGTCTGATGCACTATCATCCTGTGTGAAATCTGCCTCTCTTGTTACTTCTCCAGGAACATCAGGATCTTGTACATTAAATTCTGGTTCAATGCTGTAAAGATTACCAATATTATTTGTCGGAATTTCACTAAGCAGTTCAAGTTTCTCGTCAATCTGATTTGACTTCAGATGAC